AAGGTTGCAAGGGTGTTCTGGTGAACAAATTTGGGGGAATACCGTCTGCGGAAACAGCCCGCAGGCGGTTTTTCTATCCCCGCCGCAGTCATTGCCCCGAACCTCACAAACGTGAGACTTCATACTTGACACGCCGCCCAAACCGCGTTACAATGACTCTGCCAAAAGAAATTGTTAAAGCCGCTGTTATGGGGGGCTGGTGTTTTTGTACTCTTTTTTCTGGGGCTTGTCTATATGATACCTCAAAATATTGAGTTATGCAAGCGTTTTTACCTCATTTTTTGGAGTTTGTAAATTCTCACATATTGGAGGATGTCAATTTGTTCAATTACAACAGAATGGAAAGCATGATAGCGCAGAGCGGGAAAACAAAACTGCATCTCTGCCGGGCAATGGGGGTTAGCAAAACATACCTTCGGGACGCAAAGAAGCAGGGGACCGATATTAGCGGAGAAAAACTGCACATATTGGCCGCAGAGCTTAACACTACGCCGGAATATCTGCGCGGCGAAACCGATGATCCGGGCATAAAAAAAGAGCGTCCCGCCGATGGCGAAGCGCTAAACGTAGATGAGTGGATAAAGAAAGCCCGGACGATGTCAAACGGAGATTTGAATCTGGCCTTGCGGGAACTGTTGAAAATACAAGCGGAGAGGATAGCAGAAGATGAGAGAACTGAGCACTAACGCAATATGATACCTCAGGAACTTCAAGTTTGCAATAGTAATCTTGAAGAAATTTAACTTTCGGCAAATCTTACAAATATGAGGTTTCGAAAATGGACATTGTGCTGGAACGAGTGTTGAGCCTTATCCCGAAAGATAAGTCCGGGAAATACGTTCACGGAGAGAAAGCCAAATTCGCAAAAAGCATTGGGTATAACGACGGTTCCATCGTCTCCATGTGGGAAAATGGTTCAAGCGTTTCGTATACCAAGAAGCTCCATCAAATCGCAAGCACATACAATGTTTCTGTGGAGTGGCTGGAGGGTAAAACCGACGATCCGGCCATAAAAAAAGCCCCCGGCATAAATGCCGAGGGATTCGTGCCGACTATGAGGGATTGGGAAGAACAAGCCGAAAGCTGGACGGATGACCAGATTCTTCAGGCGATGCAGAAACTCGTGGAGATTCAGCAGAGGAGGCGCAGCGATGGGCATTGAGCTGACCAGGAGCGCAAAAAAGGCGCTGGCAACTCTCTACACGGATTACTGCCAGCGCCGGGCATACGGGCAGTCAAAGCAAAACTCCACATTCTTTATACAGATTCCAGAAGCAATAAAAGATGGTGTGCAGGAGATTTGCGTTGCCGGATATGCCGAGTATTCTCGTTTTTGTGGTGTTGTCCTGACGGATGCGGGCATTGCCTACATGGACCATCAAGACCCGGAAACCGTCCTCATGTGGGATTTACATGACGGACAGGTCATAACCTAACTTGTTCTTCACAAATGCGGCAAAGTCACTGGCTTTATACAGGTTAGGTGTAAGCAGGGCATTAGACACACTGAGCCGGACACCGCACATATCAGATTTAAAGTCAACCTTATCTCCGATAAGCGGTGTTCCATTTACGAGGACGAATGTCTTTTCTCCGTCAGATGCAATCAGGACTTTTGCGTTTGATAATTCCATGTTTTTCTAACTCCTTCCATAATCGTCTTTGTTCTTCCTGTGTGAGTGTCTGGACGGCGGCTATGAATAGTTCCCGCTTGCTGCACTCGTCCATTTGTTCTATTATATCATACTTTTCGCAAAAACACACGATTTATTTCCCCCTCGTAAAAAAATATTTTCACCTATTCCCCCAAATAGGACAAATATTGCATACCGCGTTGCCCTATAATAGGCAACAAAGGGATAAATCTTGGGTTATGTTGGCCCCGCCGCCCCCGCACCGGGCGGCAGGGCCGATATAGCAGATAGCCCATCAGGCTGTCATCTGCTACGATTTAAGCATAGCAGTGCCGTGAACCCCTGTCCACATGCAATCCGGGGAACCGTGCGACCGATGTAGGGCAAATGGTCCCCGCATTTGAGATTCTGTCCCGCCACAGGTGAAATCTACTTTATGGAGGCGAATAACCATGTCTGCGTTGCAGGAAATTGCGGGAAACATTGAGCAATACCCAAAAAAGATTCGCGAGGCAAAGGAAAAGAAAAGGTACACCATCAGCGACATCGTGAATCTGTCCGGCGTGTCAAAGTCCGCCGTGTCAAAGCTCCTGGACGGATCGCAAATGGACCCGAAGCTCTACAACTCGGTTGCCATGTGCATGGTGCTGGATCTGTCTCTGGATGAACTGTTCGGGCTGGACAAGCCAGTGGACCACCCGGAATCTATGCAGGCCAGGATACACCAGCTGGAGCTGGAAAACGCGCATTTGTCCGGTAACGTAAAAAGGCTGGAAGAAGTAAACGCCATGCAGAAGGACCAAATGCGCACTCGCAAGCCGGTCATCTTCGTCCTGCTTGGTATGTGCGCCGTACTGGCCATGTGCCTGGTGGCGTACCTGTTTATTGACTCGCAAATAACGGCCCAGGGGCTCATCCGCAACGGACAGCCCACCGCCGTGGCGTGGTTTGTTATTGCCGTAGCAGCCACTGCGGTAATAGCCTCATCGGTCATCATCTCTATGGCCCTGCGCAAAAAAGTATGAAAAAAGGCCGTCCCACATGGGGCGGCCATGTCACAATATAAAGGAGGATACAATGAACTGCGTTAAGTGCGGTGGAGTTTTGCCGGATGGTGCTCTGTTTTGCCCGGCATGCGGAAAGCGGCAATCCAAACAATCCCGCAGGGCCATCAAGAGGCCCAACGGATCCGGCACGGTTTATAAACTGCAAGGCCGAAGGAGCCGCCCGTGGGTGGCGGCAAAAAGTAAGGTGATTATAGGATATTACCCCACGCGAAAAGACGCGCTGGAGTCTCTGGAGCGCTTGGCGGGGAAGGATTTGACAGAGCGGTATAATATGACCTTTAGGGAAGTATTTGAAGCCTGGAAAGAGGAACATTATAAGGAAATAGGCCCCCGTGGGGTGGAGTCATATAACCGGGCCTTTGACGTGTTCCAGCCGCTCCACGATGCAAGATTCCGCAGCTTGCGGACAGCAGACTTCCAGGTGGTCATGGACAAATATGCGGATAAATCCCACAGCACATGCAGCAAGTACAAGCAGCTTGTTACGCAAATGTCCGCATGGGCCATCCGGGAAGAAATTGCCACAACAAGCTTTGCAAAATTTATCCATCTGCCAGAAAACGTAAAAAAAGAAAAGGAAATCTTTTCTGACGCAGACATTGAGAAACTGGAGAAAAACGGAAGCGACACCGCAAAAATTATCCTGATGCTGATTTACACGGGCATGAGAATCGGGGAGCTTTTCGGTCTCCCGCTGGCCGACTATCACGAAACCTATGTCATTGGGGGAGAGAAGACCACCGCCGGGCGCAACCGGGCCATCCCCATCAGGCCGGAGGGCCGGGCATACTTTGCATACTTCGCCGCCAGAGCAAAGGGTGCGCTTTTGCTGTCCGGCTATACTGGCCAGCAGGTACCGGCAAATTTCCGACGGCGAGACTACTACCCGTTACTGGAAAAGCTCAAAATCGAGCGGAAAACCCCGCATGCCACACGGCACACCTACGCCAGCTGGGCCAGAAGATCAGGCATGGCCACGGAGATTTTACAAAAAATATTGGGACACGCCGACTATTCTACAACGGCAAATATTTATGTCCACACAGACATTTCTGAGCTGATTGCAGCTGTAGACACGGCTGATAAAAAATAGCGTGTTACTAACACGTTACTAACAAGAAAAAGCAGGCTATAGAATGGCGGAACTTTTTGGCGGTAAAAGCAAAGAAAAAGTCCCAGTTTCACATGAAACTGGGACTTTCTTGGTGCGCGGTACAGGACTCGAACCTGTGACCCCATGCACGTCAATTATAGCCCAATAGCAAACATTCGGTATTGTGCGGCATTATGCGGGATTTAACAGAGGTATGCGGATATTTTGGCGTGGGAAATTGCAAAATCCCGTTATATCCCGCGTCAGTTACTAACTGGTTACTAACAAATTACACCGCCGCAATTCCGTGGTAGTAGGCAGACAGCTTTTCTTTCGGGCCTTTCGCGTCCTTGTCAAACAGGAATGCCTTGGCCATATCCGCAAAGAACTCAGGCTTGTTTACGCCATACTTTGCCGCCACGGAGCAGTAGTCCGAATACATCATATTCATGGCTACGTTCCAGTCATCCTCGGTGATGTGCGCAAACACGACACCAGCGTTGGCCGCGAGGGGGGTGGTTTGCTGAACAGTCCAATGCCCGCCGGTGGTGCCGTCATCATTTTTCATGTCGGTATTCCATGCTTTAGCATCCTCTTTGGAAAAATCAGCGGATCCGCACATACATTTACCGAGTTTATCGACCTGTTCCCAGCACTCCGCCATTCCTCGGACGGCAGCAGCAGAGCGTTCGGACACAGGCAGTTCCATGTACGCAGACAGTTCTTTTTCCAGTTTTTGCTTGTATTCTTTCAGGTCGTCCTTCATGTTGCACCCCTTACAGCTTCTCGACGGTGACGGCCATGTTGTTTACAACTGCCGCAACGCCGCCCAGGACCAGGGACAGAATAGAGCTTTCACACCCGCAAGCATTGCGGACGATGGCAGAAATGCCAATATTAACAGTGCCGTTGTCGGCGGCGGTCTGGGCCCCCGTCGCTCCGATAATTGGAACGCCGTCCTTTTGCGCGGTGATAGACACGGTTCCAGCCGCCGAGGGAGACAAGGTGCCGGAGACGTTGACGAGGTAATACCCCTGTCCGCACAGTGTAATGGCATTGCCGTCTTGCTTGATGTTGCAGCCGTACCGGCGGGTAGTATTCCCAACAGGGATGATGCCGTCAACCGGGACGGTTGCGTCGGTTGTGTTAGTGGTATAGATTGCAGATTTACTCATAGAATCATTCCTTTCTAATCGGGCTGATTTTTGTCCATTCAAAAATAGCGGGGCGACTAATGCCGCCCCGCATGCCTCGCCGGATAGGGCGTCACTTTATCTCGCTTACCGGGAATCAGATGTTGTTGCAGCCGCTATTGCAGCCGCAAAACGGAGAGGGGCCTGCATTGTAGGTGTATCCGTTGGGATAACGCACTACGCCGCACAGCTGGTCCCTGATAAACAGCTGATTGTTGGCCTGTTCCAGCTGGGCGATACGGCCCTCCAGCTGAGATTTCTCCAGGGCAGCAAACTTGGCGTCAATGTTGGCGTTGACGCTGTCAATAGCCCGCTGCGTGGTGCAGCAGCACTCCGACATCTGAGACTGGATGTTGTTTCCGGTCTGCATAATGGCCATGTTCGTACCGTTCTGCGCCAGGGCCATTTCTTTGCCCAACTGCCCGACATTGCCCTGCATTTCGTATCCCAAGTTGCAGATGCCGTTGCCCACGTTGGTCAGACGGTCATTCAGCTGGCCAAACTGCTGGCCGAAAAGGATTTCCTGTTGAGACGAAGCGGTGGCATACTGGCCAAATTCGCCTTGCCGGTTCATCCCCCAGCCTCCGCCCATAAAGACGAAAAGGAACAGGATGATAATCCACCACGCGCCGCCGCCCCAATTGTCATTGCCGCCATCAACAGCAGCCCGAAGATCAGAGAGAGAATAATTGTCCATTTCAAAACTCCTTTCTTGAAATTTTTATAATAAACCGTTGCGCACCGGCTTATTTCAGGAATCTCATAAACTCCTTGGCTTGCTGCTGGAGCTGCTGGAACTGCTGCGGGTTCATCTTTCCCGATTGCAGCATTTGTTCCACTTGTTCCTTTGCCCGCTGCGGGGTCATACCAGCCGCGAACTTGCGGAACTCCATCAACATTGCGAGAGGGTTATTCAGGCTTTTTGCGTTTTGCTGGAGCATCTGAATCATCGGATTTGGCATTTAGCATTTCCTCCAATCTTTTCACGCGTTCTTCCAAACTGGTAACATCTACCTTTGCGGGGTCTTGATACGGAGCAATGCTGTACGGGGTAACAGTACAATACCCCGCCCCGTCGCTGACCTTGAGCCACACAACCGGGTCATTTTCGTCCAGGAGTAAGATGGAACTGTTAGGTGCCATGCGGAACGCGTCTGCCCCGTTTCTGCCGTTTACTCTGGTGATCTGGCACGCTTGCTGTGATGCTTGCCCGTATTGCCCCATGTATGGGGCACCGTATCCCTGCTGATATTGGTTGTTGAATCCGTACATCGCCAGCCCTCCTTTGCCTATATGGTACAAAAAAATCGCCCATTCAGATGGCCTGTAAAAGGTCTCTGAATGGGCGATCATGTCCAAGTGAGGTCTATTGATTTGTCAGCGCGTCAACAATTTTCGACAATGCCCTGCGGCGGTTTCTCTTGACGCTTTCCGGCGAGACGTGAAGCGCGTTGGAAACTTGGATATAAGACTTTCGGCGGATATCGCACAAAATAATGCACGATTCCTCATCTTCTGGCAAATCGAAAGATTGGACAAATTCCAAAGCTCTCTTAGGAGCCATGTTGGAAATGTAGTACCGAACGGCTTTGCGACTATTATCCATGGCAAAATAAAAGCCGTGGGCGTGCGGGCGCAATGCGCGGGCAGGGAGCGCGGCGTTACGTCACTCCCCACCGTCCAGAATGTTTATTACTTCTTTCCCTTCACGATGAAGCCGGTAAACCCGGCCTTTTTCAGGCGGTCCAGCATCTTCTCGGCGTTGGCGCGGACGGCGAAGGCTCCCACCTGGACCCGGTACAGGGTATCGCCCTGGGCAGGCTCGGCGGGCTTGGGGGCCTCCTGCCCGGCCGGGACATAGGCCGCGCCCAGATACTCGCACAGGCCCTTGGCGATGGCTTCACCGATGTCCGTGGTGTGCTCCACGATCCACTTGGCACCCTCGGCGGTGTCGTGAAACTCGCACTCGCAGTACACACTGGGCGCGTCGGGCACGCGCACCTCGTACAGCCGGGAATTGGCCTGGATGTTCTCGGACGTGCCCGGGGACAGCGGGGCCAGCTCCGCAAACACCGCCTTGCATGCATTGTACCCCTTGCCGGGGATGGCGTAGCAGAACAGCCGGGTGCCCATGACCTTGCCGTTGCAGGCGTTGGTGTGGACGCAGTTGTGGATGTCCGCGCCCCAGGCGTCGGACTCGGCGCAGCGCTGGGCCATGGTGGTGCCGAAGGCAGCCAGCTTCACCTCCACGCCGCTGCGGCGCAGGGCTGCCGCCTCCGCTTCGGCGATCTTCTGGCACTGGACGTGCTCGTTGGTGTTGCCCCAGGCGTAAGCGTTGCTCACCTGGTCGCTGGGGCTGATGTAGACCTTCTTACTCATCGCTATTCTCCTCTCCCGGCAGGTTCTCCTCTGCCGTGTCCTCGGTGTGTACCTTCAGCTTCTTTAGCAGGGCCTGCAAAAAGCCCGGCACCGGTGCGCCAATGGCCGAAACGTTCTCCAGGATGGACAGCAGCTCGTTGATGACCAGCCAGATGATGACGATGCTGGCAAACAGGAACTCCACCGGCCAGTCCCAGCCCAGGGTGTCGGCTCCGTAGCGCAGCAGCCAGTCTACCACAGCGGCCACGGTGACGATGACCAAGTAGCCCACCTTCTTCAGGATGCCCCGCAGGCCCACCCGGGAGGACAGTTCCCCGGCGTTCCATGCCTTGGTCATGCCCGTGGCGTAGTCCAGCAGCATCACCACCACCAGCACCAGCACCGGCACCAGCAGCTGCACCCCGTAGGCACACAGTGCCCCCAGGGCGGCCGCCAGCGCGGCCTTAATCGTGTTTTCCTTCATGCGTGTAACTCCTTTCAATTTGTGATTTTTACTGTATTTTGTTCCGCATGTTTGGCTATTTTGCCGATTGACTTGTACGCATAAAAGACGTACAATATAGTCAAGCTAAAGGTAACGGACAGGCCAGACAGGCTGGAAAGGGTAAAAAATTATGAAGTACGATATTTGTCTCAGCAACCGAGAAGCTATTTTTGACAGCGCCTCCGGATTTGAAACAGCCGAGGAGGCTATCGAGTGGGGACTAGGCCGTGGCATACGCTACGTGATGCAGATCGGTACTGGCGAGGAGTCTATGGGTGTGTCCTTGGCTGTCACAAACGGATCACTCATTAGCGTCTACAATCCTGTTGCGTTTGGAGGATGGCGTAACATGACAGCAAGTGACGCTGCCGACTATGTGCGCCGCATGATCGGCTGACACCGGCTGAGCCGGAGAAAGGGAAAAGTCGGGATGTAAATCATGGCCAAAACGGAACGTCTATACATCCGGCTCACGCCGGAGCTCAAAGATCAAATCCAGGCCGCCGCAGAAGCGGAGGGCCGCAGCGTATCAAATTTCATCGAGCACCTGATAACGCAGGCGCTCAAGCGGGAGGGCTAATCGCCCACCTTTCCTGCCGCCTTGGGCGGCGTGATTACTGCGTGAATGCCTTGGCCGACAGATTGCCGCTGTTGTCCACGGCGATGGTGTACAGGGTGCCGTTGGGTGCCTGCACAAATACGTTGGCCATGTTCTGCTTGACCTCGTCCCCAAACTGCATGGGGGTGCCCACCCACACCTGCTTATAGGTGATCTCCTGGTTCTTGGTGATGATGGCCCCGGCGGCATCACCGTTGCCCACGATACGAATGAACGCCACACTGAGATCGTTAATGGTAATACTAAAGCCCTTGCCGTCGCTGTCGAATACCGCATCATAAGAGGTCCCGGAGGTGGCTTTGTATGTCACAGCGCCAGTAGAAACCTTCGTGGCGTTGTACTGCACGGCAATGGGCCAGATGGAGCCGCCGCCGCTCTCAAAGGTTCCATCCGGGCAGCGCACCCGGATCACGTCCCCGGCCTTGCACCCGATGTAACCGCTTGTCCACATGGTGTAGGTCCGCACGTCCGTGCTTTCTCCGCCGGAGCCATTGAGTCTAGTGTTGGGCTTAAAATCTGGGTCAGCCGTATTTAATGCATTCGTAAAATTCGGCTGCTGCTGGTATTCACCCTCGGCGGCCTGGACGAACGAGGTATCCGCCGGAGTGATGGGCGCGGCGACAGGCTGCCACCACCCGGAGCCGGTCCACCACTTGGGCTTGCCCAGGCTGCTGTCCCAGACGGACATGCCCGGGTAATGCTTATCCGCGTCCAGCGTTCCGCCCTGACCGGGCAGGGCAACGGTATCCGCCAGATACTGCCGGCTTCCGCTGGCGTAGCCATCGTAGGGCACCAGCCCGGAAGGGGTAGGATAGAAGTAGCCGTTCAAGCCGTCCGTGGCCAGAAAGATTTTACTGTCCGCGCTGGGGATCGTGGCCAGCAGGTCGGGCAGCTGCCCGGTGCGCCCGGCGGACCGGATGATGGAAAACCCGATCAGAGACAGTGCAATCTGCGCGGTGGGGCCGGTTACGTCCACAAGCGCCGTGTTGGTGTAGGTGTCGGCGCTGCGCTCGTAGAGCTGGAGCCCGCACACGGTGACCATTGCGCGGTTGGCCATCATGATGGACACGCCTGCCGTCTGCCGCCAGCCGTAAAAGCCGTTAATGGTGAGATTGCTGTCTACCCCGGCGGAGACATACACCGCCGCGTCCTTGGACTCGGCCCCGCAACCGTTGAGCACCACGCCATTGCCGGTGATGCTGAAAATCGTCCCTGTGCCGCCGTCGCAGCACACCTGTGACAGGGTGCTGTAGGCGGACTGGATGATATACGGGTTGGCCGCGCCGCTGCAATAGACCCGTTCCAGGACGGTACTGGTGCCGTAGTCGATGTGGACGGCATTGGAGGCGCACACAAGATACAGGTCCGCCAGCCGGTTGAAAAAGCTGTGCAGCCGGATGCCGTGGCTGCCGGTGCGGATATTGCAGTGCTCGATGGTGCAGCGGCTGCGGTCGCCGTAGATGGCCCAGTGCTCCGCCGCCGTGGAGGCGTTCTTGATGGACAGGTTCCGGAGCACCGGCCCGCTGCCCTTTTCCGCGCCGTCCGTGCGGCCCAGGATGATAGCGGCGTCAATGGCTCCCCAGCCGCCGGACCAGCTGTCCACCATGGGCATGGTTTTGGCGGCGTTGCCGGTTTTCTTGATGATGGCGGTGGACGGATTCTCGCCGATCAGTGCCGGACTGCGGCCCTCCCACCATTTGACGCCGTCGATGGTGGTCACCGCATCGCTGTAAGTCTGGATGACCAGCGGCGCGGTGATGATGTAGGTGCCCGCCGGGACATACACGGCCATGGCCAGCGTCGACACAGCCTTGTCGATGGCCGCCTGAATGGCCGCCGTGTCATCCGTGCTGCCGTCGCCCTTGGCCCCGAAGTCCCGGACGTTGAGCATGTCCCGGTACTTTTTCCGCCAACCGGTGGGCTTGCCGTCTGCATCCACGGCGGACACCATGATCTGGTCATCCGCCGCCAGACCGGACAGGCCCATGGATTTGTCAGCACTCACCCGTATGATCTCATCCTGGATAGCATTCAGCTGGGCGGCAGTGATAACCGTTACGTTATCCTCGTACACCACTTTTTCAAGAGCCATTTTCAACCACCTCCACATAGGTTCCCACCAACGCGCTCAAGGCATGATACACGGGGTTCCCGGTATCGCGATTGCACAGGTACAATACGCCGTCTTGGGTGTAATACTTCCCGGCCTCTAATGCCATATTCCCGTTGTAGGGGATAGCATCGTATTTCGTCCCATCGTGCTGTTCGCAGATTTCCTCCCAGAGGGATTCCGTGCCGGTAGAGCCGGGCGCCCAGTCATCCTGGGAGGTATGCTCCTGGCGGAGCTTCCAGAGCTTTCCGGCCCGGACTACCTTATAGCCCACCGGGCAACCATTTTCAGCCGTGTAGGCCTTCCCGCTTTCCCATTCGGGATAGAATGCCGCCATACGGAAGGCCGTTGCGTCGTCCACAGAAAGCGTGTTGATTTGCTGGCGGATGATCATGACTTGGACTTCATCGGTGGAAAGAGGGCGATGCTTCTCTTCTGCCTCGTAGCGGGCGCTGGCTTCTTCCATTTCCGCGATTTCTTCCGGCGTCATGTCACGGTAGATGCCGTTTTCGTAAATTTTCATTCTCTCACTCCGTATATTTGGAATTCGCCATTTGTAAATACGTAGTTATATTGTAGAGAAATACTGATTCTTGTGATAGGACCTTTGTTCTTGGAGAGCATGAGGCCTACATTTTGCGACATAACATCTTCAAGGTGATATGTCGATGTCAGTAAATATTCCCTGTAAAAACTGCCGACTACATCAAATTCTGCAAATAGTGCTTTAGGGGATTTCTCAATGGCGTCGTTCATAGACCTGAAATACATTGCAGTTGACGCACCGGAATACAGCTCGATGAAAACTTGCGAATTGCCGTCCGCCTTTAGCCCCAACGGAGAATATATGAAGATTTTTTTTAGGCTAAACGCCTCGCCATTGCTATCTATCGTGATATCAATTGCGTGGACTGGCTCCGTGATGCTAATTGTATTGATTAGTTCCCACTCATCTTCGCCCCCACCAGCGGGCATATCCACTGGTTCCCACGCCGTGGGGCAGCCATCGCTGTTAACGGCCTTGACCTTGATGATCTGCCCGACCGTTGCACCGAAGATGCCCATCTGCTGCACCATTGGGACAGCTGCTTGAAACGCCGCATACTGCACCAAATCGGTCGGATGGTCTGGATTTGTCAAGTTGTCCACCGTGACCTGCCCGGTGTAGCCGTCAATCGTTTCCCATGCCGTAGGCTTCCCCTCAGCATCCACAGCGGAGATTTTGGCGATCTGCCCGACCGTTGCACCAGTGATGTCCATGCCCGCGCCTGCGGGTCCTTGCGGGCCGGTCGCGCCCGTGTCGCCCTTGGGGCCTTTCAGATCGGCCAGGGCAATCACATTGTCCCAGTTTTCCCCATCGCCGGAAAACTGGATGTATCCGTCCTCCACCCGCATGGACGCAGAGGCCGCAGGGTGCTCCGCCAGGTAATCCTCCACGGCTTTGGCGATATCCTCCGGTGAAACCGTGGACAGTTCGTTGAGTTTGGCCATGATTTGCGCATATACGTCCTCCGCCGGGGCGGCAGGGGAACCGCCGGGAGTAAGCACGGAGGACAGGGCCAGAAGCCGGGCCGCCCGGCTGGTGTGCAGGTCCCCGGCATACAAGCCCACGGACACCCAGCCGGAAGCAGTCAGCACCGGCAGGGTCGCAGTGTCTCCGGTGAACACCACGTCCTGATAGGTGCCGTCCGCCAGGTTCACTCGCATGGTCTTGGTGTCGTAAGGCGTCCATTCCCCGTCCAGGTCCCACACCACCGTGTAGTCGCTGTTGTTGCAGATAATCACGCCCTCGCCCTCGGCGCACTTGTCGCGGACTTTGATGTTGATTTCGGGCATATACTCCCTCCTTTATGCCGTCCTGCGCCATGTGTACACGGCCAGGTACGGCGGCATATTGTTGTGGGCCTGGCCCCCGCAGTTGGACGTAGCCTTGCCCGTGTAAGCGTTGGCGGTGCCGCTGGGAGACACAATCTTGATGGCCCCGGTGCCGGTGGCGTCGCTCTGGCCCGTGTAATCGTAGCCGTGAGTGTGGTTTGCCATCTCCGCCGCCGTCAGGATGTGCTCCTCTTCGCCGCCGGTAGAGCCAGCTGCGTGAGCATCACCAGCCGCCAAGAGGAACCTGTCCTTGATCTGCTCCCAGGTGCCGCCGAACAGGTCCGCTGGGGATGTGGAATCCGTGGACTGGTAGATGCTGCCGACGGGGTGGAGGTAGTCCAATAAAGCTTTCCCCAAATACAGGATAGGCCACTTGAACTCCACCACCTTTTCGTGTTCGGCCACGCCGCCGAAGCATACCCCGGGTAGGGTAAAGCTCATGTTCATGGGCACCGAAACGGTGGGAATGGTGATTTCCCGCGTTACCGTGGTACCCAGGGAATCCGTAGCTTTGACCTGTACAACGATGGTCGTGTCCGTACCAAAAGAAACCAAATACACGGTCTTTGCACCGCTGGTCTGGTCGGTCAGCGTGGGCGCGCCGGTAATCTCCACAGATGCCTTGTTTCCGGTCAGCTGGATGGACAGTGTGAACGTCAGCTTGATATCTGCGCCCATGGCGTTATCCGTCCACACGCTTCCTGTGTAAGAACCGCGCACAAAGGTCAAATCCTGGACCACTGGGCCGCTGTACGCGTTCACAGTGATGTTCTTGGTAACGGATGCCGTGCGCCCTCTGCTGTCCGTTACGGTGGCTACAACGGCCATTGTGCCGCTTCCTGTAAGTACGTTGTCCCCGTCCGGGCTGGCGGCTTTTCCGCTGATTGTCAGGGACTTGGCCTTGATGGTGCTGCCATAAGACCCAGCAGCGGAAAACGTGGCTTTCAGAGTGCTCTTTCCCTGCACCCAGCCGTATGTGGGCTGATACCCGGAGGTGTCGGACAGACTCACGGACAGGGTGGGTTTTACCGATGCAGGGATGGAGGCCGTCAGTGTGGTCGTATTAGTGCCCACCACGGCGTCCCCGTTGTAGGTGGTAATCTCCGCCGTGATGTTTACGGAGGTTCCGGAAGTATTCTGCGCGGCCCAATCCAGGGGCGGCGTATACGATATGGATGTGGCGCTGGATTTTGTCGCCACAGTTACCTGTGCCGCAGAGCCGCACTTGAGCTTGATGGTGTGCGTAAAAGTTCTCACGGCCCGGGTCACTGTAAGTGTACCGGCAGAACCCAGCACAAGTCCGGATGCCGACACGGATGATGCCCGGGGGATATCCGGGAGATTGACCGTGCCTGAAACCGTCAGGCTGGACGGCGTGTAGGATGACGTAAACCCGCTGTGCCAGTCCGCGGAGAGCACCACAGACCCCTTGCCCATATTGTTATGAGCCACGGTGATAGACTTGCTGCCCAGCTGGTACCAGCCCCTGGAATTGTACCGGTACGGGTTATAAACCTTGGTGCCTTGCAGAGTGTAATAGCAACTATTGGCGTCCAGGTTGTAGCTCTCGCCGGTGCCGTCATAGATGTACAGCGTCAGGGCCAGTGTGGACTTGTTGTCCGCGATGCTCTGGGATACGCTATAATCCAGCCGCAATTGCCAGCCGGTGGAAGATTTTGCCCCGTAAATGCTTGCCATTAACTCACCCCCACGAAGGACACGGATCCGTTAGGCTGTACGACAATGCCCATAGGTCCCAGGCGGAACTTGCTCAGTTCCACCAACTCAAAACTGTTGTTGTTCCAGTACGCCAGAAGGGTCCCGGAAGTATCGTAGAATCCGATTTTGTCGTTGTATTCCTTTAGGACAATTTCCGACGCAGAAGAACCGATACGCAGCACCGGATGACCGTCATCGTCAATTCCCGCCTCGATGAAGTCCGAAAGCGTCTGGCCGTTGATAGTCACCCGTTCAGCGGACATTTGCCCCGCCGTAATAGAATCAGCGTTTACCGCACCGTCCATCGTCAGAGCCACGCCAGAGACGGTCGTACCGCCGTCCTTGGAGAAGCCCAGACCACCTGTGGACATAATCCACATCCGGGTATTGGGCGTAATGGTGGGCGTATCTCGCAGGGTCCACCCGATGGGAAAACCCTGTTCGTCCAGAGTCAGTTCATAATACCCGCCCTTTGCCCCGATGATCTTTTGCGTAGCGTTCTGCATGGCCTTGGTAAGGCCCTCATAAGCCCGCTTAATGCGCTGCTCTGTGGGGCTTTCCATGGCGTAATCCGCGTCCTGTGGGGCGTAACTGTGCATCGTAGAGGACAGGCCGCCGTACAGGTGGATTTCCTGCTCCATAACACACACGTCCAGCCATTCGCCGGTGTCACCCTCCACTTGGATAACGTCGCCCACCTCAACAGACGGGTCGCAGCGCCATTTTACGTCGCAGGGCTGGAAAGATATCTCTACCTCCGGCTGAATCAGGTCTGCAACGGCCTGATTCATGTAGGGGTTTGTGGACGTAATCCCCAGGCCGGTGCCGGATGTAATGGGTTCATCTTCCGTCCCGGTGGTGAGACTGGATACCGTGTACAGACCGTCTGCCGTGCGGGTCAGGCCGGACATGTACTGCTGCTCCCGGCTAACCTGGAAGGTGGTTTTTGAGTACCACTTGAACACCAGATTGCCGTCTCTGTCGAAGTGCGCGGACTGTCCGCACAGTCCAGCCAGCCACCCCAGCTGCTGTCGGATGGTCCCCCCAAACACAGACTCGATTGCCATATCCGGGAAAATCACCGTTGGGGGAGTCAGGCCGCTTTGCGCACACAAGTCCGTCAGCATAGCGTCTGGTGTGGCGGGGAACTCGATTTGCGGGGTGTACTGCTCCGTCAAGGATGCCATTTGGTCGTAGCCGGTGATTTCCCAGCCATACACCAAATTTTCCACGCCGTCTGCGGGAATGTAGTATCGGCCCAGGGGGACATATTCCACCCCAGACGCTGCGGCGCTTACACCGGAGATTGCCTTACCGGCCACAGCCTGACCGGCGATGGCTGTTGTGCCTGTATCACCACCAGGAACGTAGATGCCGATATACGGCACAAAGTACCCACCGGACAATTGCAACGGCTCATCTGGCTTGTAAATGCGGATTTTACACCGCCCGGAGCAGGCAGAGCCGACGGAAATGCCGTCTGAAGAATCAAACGCCGGTGTGGCGGTGATCTCCTGCACATAGTTTCCGTCAAGCTCCGTCTGCCCGTTAAAAATCACCTTGGCCTTGATCTCGCGGCCATAATCCGCAAATGCGGTGTGAAACGCGGTGGAGACATTGTACATGGCGTCACCTCTCCACGAAGTTCATGGACAGACTTTCCCATCTCCATTCCCCATCGATGCAAGAATACATGGGAGTAGTCCGGTCGCCAACATAGCATGTCATGGTGCGGTTCGTGCCGTCTTCTGCATCTGGCCCTGTCGCCTGGAAAAATACGTCCGTGATGGCTTTCAGGATTGTGGAGCATTGTTTAGCAGTCAGGGGGGGCCATTCCATGGTCCACTTCCGTTTCCTGGCCACCCTGTCGCGAAACGCATCACCATTCTGGTTCCTTCCGGAGCCGTCTGCATCTACGTCCTGCAAGCCCCAGGAAAAAGATTTGGGGTCAGGGAGCGGCACTGTGGTCTCGTCTTTCTTTTTTACCGTGATGATTGCCATGTGCCCTCCTTACGCGAACAGAGGAGATTTGCCGGTTGCCCGGACCACCTCTTTGTTTTTCTTTACGACGTTGCGATACACCACATCACCGTCCATATAGACAGTGAGATTGATATCCCTGGTCGCTCCATCTTTATTGGACATAGCGGACATTACGGCGCGGTACACGCCGTCAGACACGGCGGAAACGATTTGGTCATTGTTTGCAACGGCAGTGCGTCTGCCGATGTTGCCCACCATCTCCGCGCCAGCTTCACGGGCGACAAACAGCTGTCCCTCGTTGGGGAAACCGCCCTCGGCAAGTTTCGGAATGTAAATCGGCTCGACTTTCGTGATACTTACTCCAGGGATTTTGTTGATTAGCCCGATTGCCAGATTCAACATTCGTATGAATCCGTTAATCGTTCGCTCAATCGTGGAAAAGATTCCGTTGATTACGCCCTTGAAAATGCCAGAGGCGAAATCGGATACCGTCGTCCAAATCCCCTTAAAGATTTTGACGGCTGTATCTCTTATCAAGGTGAGCTTTGCCAAGAAAAAGCCAACTATCGGTTTAATGACCGTGTCGTACACCCATGTTGCGGCCTTTTTCAGCGGATCGATCACGTGTTCCTTCACCCAGCCGGTTACTGGAACGATGACATAGGTGTAGAACGCAGTCCCCGCTGCGGCGAGGACTTCCACGACTTTTAGAGAGATTTCTTTAATTTTATTCCAGATAGTTTTGACGCCCTCAATGATTCCGGAGACAATTTCCACCGCGTTATTCCAGATGTGTGTCGCAACATCCGCCACAGATTCAGCAACGGGGCGGAAGAACTCAATGATCGGCGAAATGACTTTCTCCCACACCCAGTTTGCAGCAGTGCTCAATGCACTAACTACCGGCTGGATGATTTTCCCGTCAAACCATTCCCAAATGTTCGTAAAGAACCCAGCTATTTCATTGCCGAAATTCTGCACTATCCAGATTGCAAGGTCGGTCAGCGCCCCGACGGCGAGTCCGATCAGAGCACCAATTCCCATACCGATAGGCCCGCCAAGCGACCCGATGATTGCACCCACACCGGCACCCGCCATGGTGGAGCCCAGAGGAATAAGCACTCCATTCAACCAATTAAGCCCGTTTTTAATGGCGTCGTATACAGATACCAAGTACGTCGGTAGCCCGGCAATAATCATGCCAACTCCGGCGGCGAGCATTCCTGTACCAATCGTTCCGGCCATGGGGATGAGTGTTGCAAGCTTCCCGGAGATTGCGGTAATCGCAGGAAGAATGCCTTTAGCGATGGACCATCCCGAAAAAGCCGCTCCAACAGCAATGGCCAGCGGCAACAGTTCTTTGAGCTTTGCCTTAACCTGTTCAACGTTTCTGCTCACGACCCCAGCCAGGAAATCGTACTCGGGCAAATCAATCCCGAGTCCACCAGAGCCGGTAATGCCAGCATCCGTTTTGCCGGAAGAACCCGTGTTGGAAGGTAAGATGTTCAACTCGTCAAAGCCCATGGTGTAGCGCTTGAACTCCTTGGCAGCATCTACCGCTGCGTCCATGTTGTTCGAAAGCTCCCCGGCGGCAACAGCTCCACGATTCACACCATCCCAGTCAACGTCCGTAAGCTCAAACCCGAACAGTTTAGCCAGCGCGTTCGCTAACTCGCGGACAATTTGAAGAAACGCAATGACATAAGGCAGAACTTTAGTCAGAATCGGGATAAACAGATTGCCGATTGCACGGGACACCTGAGTGATTTCTGCTCTAAGCACACGCAGCTGGTTCGCAGGAGCTTCCAGGGTTCGGGCCATGTCTCCCTGTGCGGTAGTCACCTGTGTCATAATAGCGTAGTACCGCAGTTCTGCTTTTTCCGCCTGATTCATGGCGGAAACGCTCTTGGTAATACCAAGATTTAGCGCTTCCTGCTGCAATCGCGCAACAGACAGGTCATAGCCCAATCTTCGCAGGGGCTCCAGTTCGCCTGCAATGCCGGATTGCAGCTTCTGCATGGAGTCCTCAACAGAGATGTTGAAGAAAGAGGACAGGTCATAGCCCAACTGTGTCAAATTTTTGCTCATGGTGTATGCCCGGTCTTCTGTGTCGCCGAATCCGGTCAAAAGTGTTTGGAACACGCCCTGGTTCCGCATCCACTGCGCCGGGTCGATGCCCATCACAGAAGATACTTTTTCTGCGTAGTTCTGCGCTTCCTTTGCGTATTTACCCAGCGCGACGCTGAACAGGTTCAGGTCCTCCTGGTACGTGTTGGATTCCGTGATAGCCGTTCCGATAAGTCCCACCACGCGCCGCAGCCCAGCATACAAAATTCCGAACCGAATCATGCCCGTAGCTCTACTGAACATGCTCGTTCTGCGCGTCCCGCGCTGCACGGCGGTGTTGTACTGGTTCACCATCGTAATGGCCCGCTGGAGTCTGGCGGGTAGCGCAGCAAATCCCGTTCCGAGCCGCTGCATCTCGTCAGACAACGGGCGAATCGCCGCCGCAAGCTCTTTCATTTGGCGGTTAAACTTATCCAAGTCCGCCGCATCAAGCTCATGCATGACCTCCGGGAGTTTTCCGAGTTGGCTAATAAACGATGTGAGACGGGAACGTCCCAGTTCGGAAAGCGGGCGCATACCGTTTGCAAGGGCAATCAGCTTATCGCCGTCCGTTGTCTTGATTTGGCTCAGCGCCGTAGATAGTGCGGCGATTTGGTTCGGCACGGAACTGGAGATTTTGACGGCGCTGACCTCACTCAGGCTTTTCAGTCCGCTGGTCAAGGACCGGATCTTCTGAATCTTATCTGCGCTGGTGTTCTCCAGGGCCTTGTTCAAGGAGTCCAACTGCCTGGCAGTAGTGCGCAAAGCCGACACGCCCCCGGATGTGGCCGTTTTCAGACGAACCAGGGTATTTTGCAGCTTTTCCAGGGACGCTACAGCACTGTCGCTGTTTTCCTTAATTTGAAACTCAATACCCTGGATTTCCACATTATCCGCCATCCTTACCACCCCCTTGTTCGAATCGTTTGTTATTTGCGATCATAAACATCTCCATGACGGACCGCGCCTTCTTGTCGCCTTGCTCCTGGTTTTTGGGCTTTTCGCTCTGTGCATACAGGTCGTATGGGGAATCACGGTACGGCTTTGGCCTGGTACCTTTCTTGCCGCCCATGCGGAGAATGGGTGCTAAGTCCGCCACGGCTTCATAAATGTATGCACCGTGCAGCCATGCGGTTTGATTTGTCAAATCGCGTTTAATCTTCGCTGCTTCCCTGTAATATTTGACCAGTTCGCAGTCCTCGTCCCAATACTGGCTATAGGTCATGCCAATGGCCAGATAATATGGAAACAGCTCATAGAATTTATCGGAATAGCGGGGGATTGGCTCCCCCGCTTTATTCGACGGCGACTCGTTTACCAGTTCGCCGTCCAGGTAGGGTTTTCCTCGCTTTCCACAGGCTCGTCCAGCAAGGCGACGATGGGTTCGTTGTACATCTCAACCAGCTTGCCGATCAGTTCGTCCTTCTTGGACATACCCGCGTAAATCTTGTCGATCACATCGCGCGTAACAAACCGATGATGAGCTTTAAAAGCTCCAGCAAACAGAGCGGGAAGACTGGTCATGGGCTTGCTTTCGACTTCGGTCGCAACAAACCCTTCTTTCTCCATCAGCTCCACGGTCTTGCGAGTATATTCCAGGGTGTACGCAATGCCAGTCACGGGGTCCTTAACAGTAAGCGTCTTTGCCATGTTCTGTTTCCTCCTTATTCGTTCTCCAGGTTGATTACGGTCGAGGGGGCGATGGTGATAGCCATGCCCACAACTTCGTTGACACCGCCGCCGGTGGGGTACACGGACAACTCGCCCTTAAAGCTGAACTTGCCGTCCGTACCGGAAGGAGTCAGCGTTCCCGCGCTTTCGGTTCCTCCGAACCATACGGCGTAATCCTCCTGCTTGCCCTCCAGCGCCTTGAGCGCCTTATAATCGGCCAAGGTGTAGTTGGCGGTGAAGGACAGGCCGTCCATGGACTGGATGCCCGCGATAAAGGTCTGCATCTTGTCGGAAAGCGTGGTGGTTTCCAGCATGTCGGGGTCGCCACCCAGATCGGGGAACTCTTTGATGTCGATCAGCTTCGACCACGACGCAGCGCTGGTATCTTTGTGCATCAGGAAAACCTTGTAGGTAGAGATAGCGATAGGTCATCATTCCTTTCTGTTATCGTCTGAAAATAGTGGCCCCGTCTGTTTCCGCCCTGTATCTGGCAACAAGACGGTAGATAGAGGCGTTTTCCATGTTTGGGACCGGGGACATGGAAATCCTTGTGAAGTTACGCGCATACATCATCCTGTCGATGTCTGCCATGATGGAACGGCATTCACTCTTTTTCCCGCCAGTTTTGTTGGAGTAAACGTTTACCTCGTACATCAGTACGGAATATCTCTCGCTTTCGGATGAATCTAAACGATTTGCGGCGGCGTAATTGTCCTGCTCCACAATGCTGGCATGTGGGAATTTGGGGGGCGCATTGATATACTCCCCGGCCACGTCAATACCCGGGTATTTCTCGCGGAGCTGTTCCGCGATTGGCGTATACACCTTGCTTTCAATGTCGATCATCGGAACACCTCCTTGACCAGGGCTGGGAGCCTGTCTGAAAGATCTTTTACCGTGTCGTACATGGACATGTTGGCCGGGTTGCCGTGAGTAAGAACCACCGTATTGCCGGTTTTTGGGTTCGTTTTCTCAACTCCGTTTGTTCCGGGGTCCCCGTAGTAGCCCCACGTCCTTTGCTTGCCGTGACCCTTTCCGTAAGCGCCGCGAACCATGCCGTTTCGCGCAGCTTCCGGGTGGTTGTCCGGGTACATAACGCCAGTGCCGAATTCAATAAACAGGACGGACGCCCCGACAGCTACTACCGCCGCCGTGCGTCCGTCCCGTTCTTCGATTTTTACATTCGCGTCGTTTGTCCCGTCGTATACGGCAGACTCAAATTTTGCGGATGCGATATCATACCCCATGGAAGAAAGCTCTCGGAGAAGCGCGTTTGCCCGGTCCTCCAGCCACGTCCGGTAATCCTCGACTACGTCAATCATCCGTTGAATGCCCGCAGCGGACAGCGCCGTCTTTACAGTCCTTTTCACGATACATTCACCTTGCTGACGGCGATGGAAACCAAATTCAGAGACTTGGCAATTTGCTTTACAACGTAGTCATAAAGCGGCCTTCCGTCTTTATATTCTGGCTTTTTGTCGATAAAAAGTACTGCGTTTTCGTCAATTGGGCAGGTCATATCATCTGTGATAATCACCTTGTCATAGGAGATGAACTGCCCAAACTGCTGAATCTGAGCATACCCAGCAGCCGGGGAGATATTGGCTTCCATTTTCACCGGGCCCGCATATTTCACGCTTTTTTCGCCGGTTTCGTAGCCACCAGCGTCCTTCCCCAGCTCTGTCCCTTGGTACAAAAGATACCAGAACGGCCTTTTGTTTCGGTTCATGATTTTCATCCTTGCACCTCACATGGTGGCCGCAAACGGCACGATTTCCCGCATAAGAGAAGGCGGCACGTCGCCGCCCTCATAAGACCTGGAAACGCCATTTTCGCTATGCGCTGTTTCCCCCTCTGCTCCGCGCTTGTTGATGAGATATGCGGCGATCTCAATTTGGTTGATCTCGTAGCATGCGGGGACAGCAGTAGAATCTGTCCCGAACGGAAACGCTCTGCGGAGAATCTTGCTGGCTGCAATATTCAGATACGCAGAGAGAATCGATTCGCTTGTCTCTCCGGTCATGTCTCCCAGCATGGCCAGTTTTTCTTCGTCGCGCATCTCATACCTCCAGATCAGCCGGTGACAGCTTTGGTGTTAACGGGATTGCTGGCGTCGTTGGCGATGAACACGCTGCGGCTGTAGGTGGGCTTGGTGAAGGTGGCGGCGATGCCGGTAAACTTGCCGTGATACCACTCAGGGCCATGGTCAAGGCCGATTTGACCGAACAGCTGATACTTCTCGCCCGCGCCGGCCTTTGCCAGCTGCTCCAGGAAGAAGTTACCCTTGCCGGGCACAGGCTGGAACACGGGGGAGATAACGTCCAGGTTCAGCAGCAGAGCGGTGCCAGCGGGCAGGCACTCGCCGAGGTACAAGTACACCTTGCCCAGGGGAGTAACCACGCTGGAGAGGGAAATACCGTTGATTTCGCGCGAAGCGGGAACCACGGTCAGTCCATTCTGAACAGCGTCGGCGTTGACCTGGAACATGGTCACAGCGTCACACCACAGGCAGAGGCCATCGGTGGGAGCGTTTTGGCCATAGATCTTCTTCGCCATGTCGGCAATATCCCACAGGCCCAGAGGCTTGCTGGCCATGGCCGTGACGTTTGTGGTGACTGCGGCGACAAGTCCACGGGTCTTGTTGATCTTGGTGTCATCGGTGGCCTTGTTGTACACGCCGTTGATGAACGTGTATTCAATGTCGCGGTTGATCTTCTGCATCTTAGCGGCCACCTGGAAGTCCAGTTCATTAATGGGGTTTGCCTGTTGACCAGCCACGTTCAGGCCAGACAGGGTGCCCATATTGGACTGTTTGGCATAGGAGATGCCGACAGCCTCATGGAAAATCTGGGTAACGTTTGTTTGCTGCTCCCGGGTCACAATGGAAGCATCGGGGGCGGTCAAAGACGCAGACTCGGAGATAGCGGGCTGTTCTCCGCCGCCGGTGGTGTACTCCTGGCCGGTAACAAACTCTACGTGGTTCGTCACCTTAGCCCGGGAACCGATAATGGAACTCAGGGGGGTCTTGGTATTGCCCTTGTTAAAGAGCATGCCGGAATAGTTCAGCGTTGCAAAGCTGGTAGCAAAAGTATCTGCCATGTCTTAACTCCTTTTATTTGTTATTTGCGGATTCTTCCTGTGCCTTCAGGCGCGTGTAATAAGCGATTTCCGCATAGTTCTTGCTTGCACGCGCCTCCTCGATCTTCTTGTCGTAATCAACTCCAACGGGACCGGCACCGCCGTGCGGCGCGGGAGTGCCCTTGAGGATGTCGGACTTTACCTTCTTGGCATACTCGTCCAGGAACTTCTGCTGGTTCGCAAAAACCTTTGCGGAATCACCAGCCGCCAGAGCTTTGGCAGTGTCATCTGCCAGGTCCTCTGCATAGCCCTGCGCCACGAACTTGGCCTTGTACTCAGAAACGGTCTTTGCCGTTCTCAGCTCGTCAAGCTCTTTCTGCATTGCGGCAATGCTATCGGCTTGCTCCTGCTTCTTGCGCTCGTCCTCGGAAAGCATGTCGTTGTACTTCTTTTTCCACTGGGCGGCGTCGGAGTTTGCCTTGGAAATAGCGTTCTTCTGCCGAGAAAGCTCTGCGGCATTGTCCTCATACTCGAATCCCTCCAGGGCCTTGAGCTTGTCCTCGGTGGACATATCTGCGTAACCTTCGATTCTGCTGGTGTCGATTTTCATGTTGATACCTCCTGCGTTTTTTCGGCGGTTCCCTCCGCACCGTTTTCTGTTTTTTCCGAGGTTGTCTCCCCGTTGCGTTTTAACGACTTCCCTGTCGATAGTTTCTTTTCTTCTTGCTTTTCTTCTTGCTTTTCTTCTTGCTTTTCTTCTTGCTTTTCGGCATATTCCGCGCTAATTTTGTACGCAAGCTGAGGATCGGAGAACATGCCGCAGTGCGTAAATGCCAGTTGGGGGGCAATTTTCCCGTTGTTCAGCATGGCTACCAAAACACTGGCCTTTTCGCTGATATTTTCGTAGTTTCGGCGCGTAAACCGAATTTCCAAGGCGGACATTTTTAGCGAAAGTGCCCGCAGATTATTGCAGATTTTGATGGCGATTTTCAGAAACTGCTTTTCGGACCGTTTGAACATCTGTTCGGAGTCCTTTGCCCGCGCCTCTGCCGACGACCATCCGTCGCGCATAATGACCGCAGACCCGGTGTCACTGGTTGAGGAGCCTCCATTCCGGTTTGGCATTCCGCAAATCGTCAGAACGGTGTCGTACATGTCATCCGTCAGGGTCTGGGTCTGCGTCTGGTTCAGTTCCGCCGTCAGGTACCCAACGTCAGCCTTGAGCGTCGCGTCAATGTCCTTGAACTTAATAGCGCCTTCTGCCCTCAGATTCTTGTAATCTTCGGACGAAATGTCCACGTTGTGGAACATCATCAGCGCCTGGACAAACTGTTCTACGCCGTCCATGCGGTTGGATTGAACGTTGTTGATAGCGTCCAGAAGGGGGAGCACAATCTCAAAAGCGCCCAACCGGGCTTCATTGGATGGGTATTCGATAATTGGGATGCCCAATATCTGTGGCTCCGCTTTCACATCCCAGGTTTCCGTTACCTCGAAATACGTATCTTCGGAATAGCAGCAGAAAACAACGGTGTTGTCCTCTTTCTGCACATACGTCACGCCAAGAATGGGCCGGTGGCCTAAGCCGCTGGAGTACACCACAAAGGTGTTGCGCGGATCCAGTGTAAAAATCTCAAACGGCGATTCGTCTTCCTCCACGTCCGCCATTCTGTCCGGCAGAATCATGCGGTAAGACGTGCCGCAAATATGGAACCAGTCCGCCAGCTCCTTGTCCTTGGCGGCCTTGTCCTCTGAAAGCGCATAATCGTTGAGCTTGGACACGCCTTCAGCGACGGATTCATCGTTCCCCCTGCTGACGTACTGCACAGGCTCACCCAGAAGATACCCGACCTTGAACGAAACAATTTCGTTCGCCCGGTTCACAACGATCTTGTTGTTGATTTCCGGCCTGACGTCCTTTACCCTGCCCAAAATGGGCTGGTCTCCCTTGTAATACCTGTAAAGATACTCAATGTCCGCCCGGTTCATCTGGTGGATTGGCATAGCCTTTTGCAAAACATCCACCACATTTCCCCGGGTGACGTGCTCAACGTCCGTGTAGATAACCTTCCGACCAAAAAGATTCATTGGCACACCCCCTTAAAATGGCCGCTTGAACACTTCCACTTTGCCGCCCACTCGCATCCGGATTTCGTTCTCCAGCAGGGATAAAGCATCCGGTGCGTCATCGTGCGGCACTTTGCCGCTCCGGGTATAAGTGGTGACTTCCTTCATGAAATTGAAGTACTGGCTGCCCCGTTTATAGGTGGACGGATGCTTGAACCAGAAGTGTTTCTTGATGTTGTCGGACGCAAATTCAATTCGCGTCTGTTTGTTGGAAATGGTCCTTTTTGTACGTATTCCAACGCTATATCCACGCTGCCGGACGATTTCCGCAACGTCTCTGGCGTAATACATGCCCGCGTTGTTGCTTTCAAACAGCGCGTCCGCAACGCGGTTGTCGATCAGGCACCTGGCGCATTCCGGCTTTGTGACTTCCGGCGGAGAATCATCAAACACCACGTCCACGATATACACTTCATCCCCGTACAGCGCCGCAACGGGAAGGGCGGTGCTGTCGCTTCCGCTTTCTGCGGTGTCGCACACGGCAATAACGGCGTCCGGATCACGGCCTGTGGGGAGTTCAAAGAAATAATTCAGCTCATCCTTGTTAAAAAGCAGTCCCTTTGCTTCAAAGGGCTGCTGCTGGAATTCACTCTCAAATTGTTCCGCGCTCAAAAGCTCCCTCTGTTCGCGGAAATACGCTGTGGTAAACACCTTTTTCCCGTCCCGTTCGTATTCGTAGTTACTCTCGTCCGTAACAGGGTCAAGTGCCGGTATTTCAATGGCTTTCCACGCCCAGCCGCCTTTTTGCGCTTCCTCTTGTAGGTGGCCGATTGGGTCATACAGGGAATATCGGGTCCCCGTGGCGACAATGGGTGTGCCCTCAATGGCTCGGCCCAGGATATCACCGGATATGACCTCCCACTTATCGTCCAGTCTCTGGCGGTTTTTTGCTTCCTCGCGTCCCTCTACGCAGTCATCCAGATATAGGACGTTCGTAGCCTCCGACAAGCCCACTTGTCTTGCGTCAATAGATCGACACATGACTGTGGGGAAACGGGACTTTGACCGCAGATTCAGTATCTTTGTGTCCGCATTGGTCTGCACCAACGGAGAATTGGGAAAAACGTCATAGAATAAATATTCATTTGGCGTTTGCAGATACTCCAGGCACCCGGAATAAAAGCTTTTCACCAGGTCGTCCCCCGTCCCTTCCATTAGGGACGACTTGTCCGGTTCCCGCCCAGACAGAAAATTGACGAAATTGATGCCCAACTGGGATTTTCCGGCGCGTTTGGGCATCGACAGCGTCAACAGCCGCAGTTTTCCGTCTAAAACCTCCTGATACGCCGCCACAATAGGCCGCAAATAATGTCTTCGCGGTGCATAGAACTTCTTCTCCGGTTTGCGGTTCATCTCGATGTACAGCAGAAACGTGTCGAAATCGTGCGGTGCGTCAAAGCACATGGCCTTTTTGTACACGTCAAACAAAGAATCCGCCGCATTTGCGCTGCACTTGTGCAGGGCCGCAGAACTCAGTTTTCGCAAATCCTTGCTCAGCTCATGGGCCAGGGTGAAATCATCCGGTTCCAGTTGTCGGCATACGGATAGAAGGTCCATGTACGGCACGTGGTCGGACGGATTCCGCGCAATATGCTGTTTTATGCGTTCTGATAGTTTTGCGTAGTCCATGCGGCCTCCATTTTTGCATAAAAAGAGACGGGTTCCCGAAAGAACTCGTCTCTTTTATTTACTTGGTTATCCTACAAGTTCACAATCGTACCAATACCCCGAGCTTCCACACGTTCCCTCGAGCGTTATCGTGTCTCCAACCTTGATTTGCTTGAGCGCATCTTCTTGGTCTTTTTCAAATTCGGCTATATAAATCACGATCGTTCCGCCAACGTTTGTCTGCATAGTCAGCGTCGCGCCTCCCGTCAGGTTAAGCAAGCCGCTGCTCGAAAGGCCAGCTATCTGCCCTGTAACTTTGTAACGATTGCCCTTATACTTTTCGTCTGCCGCAAGCTCGTTTTCCTTATACGCGCGGTAGACTTCCTCGAACGTAACTACATGTTCGAGCTTCGGGGTCTGCTTAATGTCCTTTCCTCCGCACGACTCGCACTTGTATTCCTCGTACCCTTCGGATTCCTCCGTGGCGGCCACACTGTCCACCAGCACCCACTTGTGTTCACAGGGCTTTTCTTCGCCCGACTGCTTCGGCTCGTCCCCCTTGGTTGGCTCCTCGACGGCGGGATTGTCCGGCTGTTCCGGTGGCGTCTCCCCACTAGAAAAGATTAGCGCCGCCGCAATAAACGCACAGAAACAAACTGCGGTGACAATCAAGGGCTTTGCGACTTTACGCCGCTTGACCGCGTTTACAATTGTCCACGCGATTCCGCCCAGGAAGCCCAACATGAATGTCCATGCCAGAAACATCTCGGGGTCCTTGTTTTCTATAGACGCAAGCAGAGCCAGAAACTCCATCAACGTGCCCATTACGATGAGTACGATTTGCCAGCCCCTTAGTTTTTTTCGCTTTTTCTCCTCCTCCATTTTCCTTTTCCTCCACATTTATTTTCTCCCGGGTGGCCGGGGGAATTACTTCATCTCGCGCCTACTGTCAGAATCGGCTCGTGTTGGCCCTTGACCCACTCTTTGTTTTTTCCGTACCGGTAAAATCCCTCGTAAGTTTTCCGGTTGTTCACGATACTTTGCACCGTGCTGATAACGAACGGCTTCCCGTTCCGGGTGGTATACCCGTCCTTGTTGAGACTGTCCACGATTCCATTAAGAGTCACGCCGCCGTCCCGAAGCTCAAATACCCGCCGGACAACAGCCGCTTCTTTCTCGTTGATGCAGAGCGCACCACCTCGAACTTCATACCCCATAGGTGCTCGACCGCCAGAATATCCGCCACGGGAGGCTTTAACTGCTCTGCCAGCGCTCGTGCGCTTGTTGATGTTGTCTCTCTCCATTTCGGCGCACGTCAAGGTGAACGCCTTGAGCATCCCGGCAAATACGCCGAATTGCCCGAAGTCCTCACAGATGCTGATTAGCTCAATGCCTTTGCGCAGCAGTGCGCCCTGGTAGTAAAAGTATATGTTGATGTCTCTGGCCACTCGGTCAGATTTCGCAACTACGACAGCTTCGTAAGGGGGGTTGTTCACTTCTCCGTAGACAATCTCGTCGAACCCGGGGCGGTACTTTGCGCCGCTCTCTCCCTCGTCGGAAAACCAACGCAGGATGTTCATGTCGTTCTTGCGGCAGTATTCCTCTATCTGTTCACGTTGCACGTCCAGCCCAAACTTATCTTCTCCGGTTTGCCCGTCTGTGCTCACGCGGATATATGCAACCACGTTTTTCATACGGCTCTCCTCCTTTGGGGCCAATCCAAAATTGGATTGGCTTCTACGGTTATTGTATCACACAGTAAACGTAAATGTCAAGCCGCCATTTTGTTTTTCTCTTTTATTTTTTGCGGGCATTTTGGGGCTTACCCGGCCCCGCTCCCGCCCTTGATATCCCCCGCCCCGGTCATGCCGCGCGTGGCCCCGTCTCCGCGAATTACGCAAAATCATGATTTTGCTATTGACAATTACATATAATCTGATATAATGGTATCCGTACAGCAGGGGAGCGCACCCGCCGCCGGTCAAGCAATGCGGATACGCCCCCCACACCAGACCAGGGGCCCAGCGCGTACAGTGTACCACGCCCGGCCCGCCTGGTCAAGAGATAGGCCAGTAAGGCCGGGAGGTATAATATGGATAAATACAAGCAAAAAGAGCTGCGGGAGCTTGTGCGGCTCGGTGTGGCCGAAGATTACACCAATAAGCCGAGCGAATATATTTACACGTTGCGCAGGCTTGAAAAGGTGGGCTATTCCACGGGCGTTTACGGCATCAACGGCGGCCTCGTCGAGAGCACCGAAACCGGGCAGTTATACGCCATTATCGGGCGTTGCCCCAATCTGTTTATCTTGTTTTAAGGGGGTGCCGGATTGCTATCTCTTTTGCTGCTGATTATATGGTTCCCGCTGGCCGTCCTGGCCGACGTGGTCCGCAAGTCCAAGTAACCCACCAACCATCTGACAGGGGCAAGGCCCCGGAAAGGATATATCACTATGACATATGTAGACGCTATCAAGGCCGGATATAAGGCAGCCGACACCAAATACCAGCGCGGATATATTAGCCGACTGGCAGACCCCGACGCGCAGCCGGTACGGACTGCCGGAGGCACCCGCAAGGGGCAACTGTATGTGCTGCTCCCCTGCCATTGCAGCACGCAATACTGCATCCGGCAGTATCTCCGCAGATGATCTCCCAGGCAACAGGCCGCCCCGGAGCTATTCCGGGGCGGTTATTTTTATGCCCTACCCGCAAAGGCGTTTTAACGGCGTTTTGCGGGCTTTTGGCGTTGGGCGGTGTTTGGGGTACCGCCGCCAATGCAACACGCTGTGTGTGGCGTTTTGGCGTGATTTGCGGCGGCGTTGTGGCGTAGTGTGTTTGGGCGGTGCGTGGCTGCCCTGCTTTTCCCGGCCTGATCGTGGCGGCGCGGGCGCTTCCTGGGCGGGGGGACACGGCAACGGCGCAAACCGTATTGACAGGCCCCGCAATGCTATGGCGCAGGGGCCTAATCCCGGGCGAGACAGTGCGCGCCGTTCGGCTCAGGGCGTGGAGTGAGTCAAGCGGCTGTGCACACGCGCTCATTCTGGCAGTTTCGTGCCGAAAGACGCTGCAAAAGTCGTCCGGTTTTGCGTGAAAGTCGCTGATAGTCGCTAAACCGTGTATAAACCCGGGAAAATCGCTGCCCCTACTCCGAAAGTTGCTGAATAGTCGCTAAAAAAAATCAATTTTCATAGTCGCAAGACGCCGCTTCGATGTACTTCTTCTGAAGTTCTTCGGGCGGCGTTTCTGTCCCAAGGGGATTGTTGGGTGTGAGGATGACCTCCTGCTTGTCGCTCATGCCGAAAAAGTTCTTTGCGCGGAAAATGTACGTAATCTGCGGGATTTTCCCCTGTGAGACCAGTTTTGCGTCTATTCCGGCCAGAATTTGTTTGGCTTTTTTTATCATGCCAGCCCTCACGGGGCCCAACGATCCCTTTTGCCAGTCCAAAACCGTTTGAGTTACGGCCCCGAGAGCGAGGCACATATCCTCCACTGTGGGGATTTGTCCTTCCTCTACACACTGTTTGAAATAGTCGTTAAGCTTATCGGCGCATTCCTCATCAGTTTTTACGCACGACCTTTTGAAGTATTGGAATGATTCCCTGACGATTTGTGAAATCTCTTCATTTGTTGCGGTGCATCTGGCCGTAACAGACGCTGATGCCGCACCCCTGGTGTGTGAGATGGCATTCTCTCCGCGTTCTTGCACGATGATCTTGCGGATAGTCGGCTCGGAAAGCCCGTTTTGTTTTGCCACAGTCGCTATATGCTTGCATGCGTCATAGTCGGCAAGGACTTGTTCCCTCATAGTTTGCGTGATTTTACTTGCCATCCATGTCACCTTCTTCCCGTCTTAACATATTTGGGGTGATTTCAAAAAATCCGTCACACTCCGGGCACATGACACACGCATCTGCCGGTCGCACAATCGTTTTCCCGGTCATGCAGTCGCGTTCAACCTTTTTGCACGTATTGAACTCGAATACGCACCCGCACGTTGGGCATTCTGCCCGGGCAAATTTATCTTGGTTCCCGCGCTTAATGATTTTCATGACTCCTCCTGTTTATTGTGCCGCGCTCCCCCCTCTGCGCTATGTATGGCACAAGTTCACCCGCCCAATTGGGCACTCCTACTATCTTTTGGAACGGGCGGCTGGACTCGAACCAGCGACCAAGGGTATTCAATCGCATATCCCTTCACGCGATAAAGCTCTGCCGACTGAGCTACGCCCGCATTTGCTCGGCTTGCCGCTTAGATTGTCACGCCTCATGCGCGCTTGAAGCCCCGCAAGCATTTCAAGCGGCCACACATTGGCTATCGCAAGGGGGGCGCATCCCCACGGCAGTTTTCAGCGGCCATTGTCATTTGCATGTGAGCCATGCCGGACGGTCTCACATTGTCCGGGCGCTACCCGGCCTCTGAAACCACACCGCGCTGCGCCTTTTCATCAGCCACGCACTGTTTTTGCGGATTAACTGTCCGCCGCTATCCGGATAGCTTGTGCGTACTTAACTTCTCGCGCTTCCTCGCCCGCTTGTGTGGTTGGTGCGGCATTGCAGTCCTGCCCTGCTTTAGCGCTTCAGGGGAAGCCCCCGTCACTCGCTGTGGTCTCCCACTACGGGGTACCTATGCCGCATATATGTCCGGTTTCCACGGTTACCCCACTTGTTTATACTCCGTTGGTGACTCGGTTTAGAGTTTGGCGCAGGCGGCTGGAGTCGAACCAGCACATACGGGAGTCAAAGTCCCGTGCCTTACCTTTTGGCTACACCCGCATAAAAGCAGACACCCGCGAGATATCCCGTGAGTGTCTGCATGCCGGTAACGCTCTTGCGAGGCCGCTTGCGCGGAAGCACCAATTACCGGCCGTGCCTTAACCTATGGAGGAAAGAAAAAAGAGGATAAAAATGAAATTTCGGGTCGTGGGCTGATTGGTTCCACTCTCCGATGATACTATTTTACACCACCTGGAACGTGGTTTGGGGCCACATTTTCAATAATTTTTGCGTTTTGCGCAATCAGCCACAGGAATTTATCTTTTTGCCGCCGGAATGTGCGTGGGCTTATCCCGGCCGGGGATATCATCTCAATGGGGTATCGTTTCTGGCTGTCGCAGTTTCGCATGATCGCCCATACCAGTTTACGCCGCACGTTCTCGTTGGCGATATCCCTGCCTACGTTGTCCATGGCGTATTCCACGGCCCGCATTTTCTTCGTTTCCGGCCAGCTCTCAATGATTGTCAGCCGTTCCGCCTTGCGTTCCGCTATCCTACTGTTACCGGGGCCATGCGGCATACCAGACATGGCATAGGCCGACGACTCCAACACTTCCTCCCGGGCCGCATTGTACGCGCGGACCCGGCGGGGATAGCCCCTGACGTAGGCAATACACTCCATGCGGATATCGTAAGGGAGCGAGTATTTGTTGCTCATCGTACCTCCTATTCCAGCGCCGTCTCAACGCCGTACTCTTTGAGCATCTGGCGGATATCGGCCCATGTGATGTACCCTTCCGCCACGCACTGAGCGGCGTGGTTTAGCTCACCGGCAAGCTGCTGCACATCGTCCATCGGCGCGTCGTGCTTATCGATCAGGACATACAGCATCAGATCTATGCCCCGGCTCAAGCCCTCCACAACTCCATTGCTGTAGGCTTTGTCTACGTCGGCCTGTGTGCGGGGGATTCTGCGGGGGTTAGTCTTAAGCATGGGCATCCTCCCTCCATCTGCCATTCGCGCACCAGAAATCCGGAGACACAGGGCAATCAACACACGGGCCGTAGGCGCATATCAGATCATCCACTGCGTAGTAGCTGTTCTCGCAATCTTTGCACCGCACCACCGGGGCCACATCAGCGGCGGGGATGCTATTGAGGCTATCAATTAACGCCACTCTCGTCATGGTAAAGGCGTTTTGCTTATTTACGGCTTTAATCGCGTCAATTCGTTCAATGTATTCAGCCATTGTCAGCCCTCCTGTTCCACGCTCTGACGACATCATCGTCAGATGCCGAGCAATCGTCCAAAGTAAACACCATGTCGCATCCGTCGCAGTAGATCATGTTGTCTCGGAAATAGCTATATGCCTTGTCGAATCGAACGTCCCCACCACAGAACGGGCACGGTTTCAGCTTATCCATTGTCATTCTCCTCAAGCATCTCCTTGATTTTCCCGATGTTCTCCCGGATGATATCCATGGTCACATCGCTCTGGATATTGTGCGCAAACACGGCCTTATCCGTTGCCCCGGCGTTGTAATATCCGGTAAAAACGGTCCCATCCGGCTTTGTTGCCACAATACACGGGCATACCGGTTCAATGTCCATTATCGTTCTCAGCGAGTTTTCCAGCCATTCGGACCAGGGCTGGCGTGTGATATCGTTCATTCACTCCACCTCCTGCATCCAGAACTCGCGGCGGCATTCTGCGCAATTAAAACAAGTCTTGCTGCAGGAAAAATTCTTATCAATCACTTTAGGACAAGACACCAAAATATTGTCAACGCAGCTCGCCTCTGGATACTGCTCCAGAAACACATCCTGCCGGGTCTTACGCGGATTTTCTTTACTCCACCGCTCTACTATAGAAACGATGGTAGGATTTTGCTGAATTTTACGCAGTTCACTGCATGAGAATTCAAAAGCAGGACACATCCCACAAGTTTCAAAAGAGTCACACATCCTGTTTCGTTCCTCAATAAACTTCATAGCATCCATATTGTCAACCTCCTATCTCATGTGTCGTTTCCCGGCCTTTGCACACCTCGCACTCTGCCGCACATAGCGCCTCCCGTGCGGCTGTGTTGGCTTGATCCACCCAGGGCTTTTCCTCCAGCCGCTGGGCCTCGTACTCCCGGAACGCCTCGCAGCTCTTCCGGCAGGCCCCGCACGGGAGCCTGTCCGGGCAATCTTTTACGCAGGGGCTTTTCATCCGGCCCACCTCACGATCTTTTCCCGCACGCCCCATTGGAGTGCGTCCTCGTGGCTGTCAAAATACAGATCCAGACGATTCCCGGCAATGTCTCCGCCGGTGTCCTGCACGGTGTATGTATGGCCGTCCAGTTCTATTTCCGTACCCATCGGCAGCACATTCGGGTCTGCGGCCACCGTCACGCCCTGGGTGGCTTTTGCTCCGGTGGCTGTGTAGCCATTTGCGAACACCCCACAGCATTTTTCACAGGGGCAGTACGCCGTGACGGTGAATATCTGTTCCTGCGTCTGCGTGGCATCCTGTTGGAGGATTTGTGGCATTACTTCTTCCATCTGCGGCAAGTCGGCGGCCTTAGCGTCTTTTGCGTCTCCGCCAAGTTGCCACCCCAACAAAAGGCAACACCCTGCAAGTAAGCCAACCGCCAGCCCCATCAAGTATTTCTTCATGTTCTGTCCTCCATTTCGTCAAACAGAGATATGTCCTCGGCCTCCTGCGCTCCGGTTTCTGCCAGTCTTTCTGCCTGTGCGCAATTCTCTGCCGCAAGGTGGAAATAGCTGGCCTTGAGCTCCACGCCAATGTGCCTACGACCCATCAGGATGGATTGGTAGCCTGTAGAGCCTATCCCATCGAATGGATCCATCACAATGTCCCCAGGATTACTCCACAGTTCCACGCACCGCTCGATTACGGGAAGCTGCAATGGGCAGATATGCCGCTCGTCCTTTTCTTCCTTTGCCGCCTTGCGGTTGAGCGTATCGCTCTGGTTGATGTCCCACCATGTGGGGGACGCGTAGTCCTCCCAAATGGGAGATGCTACCTGCTGCCACTTGGACACGGGGTAAGTGCTGTCCGTATGGGAAACCCTCTCCGGATTGTCCCCGGGCTTGCGGAACGTCACGACATAGTCCGGGATGCCCATCCGGCTCATACAGGAGTCTTTCTTGATCTGCTTATGCAGCAGCCCCAGTGCCTTGGTGCGTTGCATGGCCGTCACAGGATTCTTCCAGATGCACACCTCGCTATGGTAAATAAATCCCAGCGACTGCATCCAGCGGATCACGTCTCCCCGAAAGTCCCGGATTCCGATATACCCATCCCGCTCCTTGTTGGTGGGGAGATTCATGCAGTGGATGCTCACATTCCGCCCTGGCATCATTACGCGATACCATTCGCGGCCCAAGTACATGTACTGCTCGGCAAACTCATCATAGCTCCGGCAGTTGCCCATATCCCTGTCGCTGTTGGAGTATGTGTACAGACTGGCAAACGGGATGGATGTGACAGAATAGTGGATGCTGTTGTCCGGTATTCCTTTCAGCACCTCGCAGCTATCCCCGTTATACACTGCATATCTGCGTCCAATAGATTGGTCCAATACGTTCATGCGCCTATTACCCACTCCGGGACGATCATCGCAACCTGCGGATTATACGGAATAACAATCCGTTCCTGCCCCCGGATATCCTTTCTCAAGATTTCTTTCGTGTACCGCACCATGTTCCGCTTCATTTCTGCGGCTTGTCGCTCTTTGCGGTCCACATTGGCTTTCACGGCCCCTTCCGCCGCAGAGGTAACAATATGCACATTTACGGGCAGACTTTGCCCAAATCGATAGCACCTACGGATGGCCTGATACATCTGCTCATAACTGTCAGACAGCCCCACAAAGATCATGTTGTGGCATTGCTGCCAGTTCATCCCAAACCCAGCTATAGACGGCTTTGTGACCAGGACGCGGAGATCGCCGCTGGCAAATCGCAAGAGCGCGGATTCCTTCTCGTCCGGTTTGTCGCTTCCGCGCACCTCCTCGCTGCCTGGGATAATCTCGGCCAGCAGTTCGCTCTCGGCATTAAGGTCGCACCAGCAGATCCACTGTTCATTTGGGGCTTGCGCAACAATCTCCGCCGCTTTCTCGCACCGTTCCCGCAGGCTGGCCCTCCGCGCGTCCCGTCGTTCTGTAAGGGTTTTCGCAATCTCGCCGCCAAATAAGTTATACGTTCCATCGGGTTTCACGTCCACGATGTGTTCCGTCACGATCATCGGCGGGAGTACATAGCCATCGTTGGGATATCCCAAGTCGCCAGGGCACGTCAACACCACGGCCCAAGTGGCAACCCACTCCCAGAACCGCGTCTCTGCGTGCCCCTTGAGCCGCCATTTGCTGGTGTCGCTCCCGTCATGGATGAAGTATGTTGCCAGCATTTCCGTACGGCTCATAATACCCAGGAACTCAACTTGATTGCCGAGTTCCATGTAGTCATTGGGCGACGGGGTGGCCGTACAGGAGAGCCGATACGGGGTGCTTTTGAACATCTCGATGATCTGGTTCCGCATCTTGCCGGTGTAGTTCTTCAGGATGCTGGACTCGTCCAGCACCACCCCCGCAAAACTCCCGCCGTCGAAATGCTGAAGCATCTCATAGTTCGTGATATTGATCCCCGGCTTTACATCATCCTGCGTCCGGCAGATTGTGGCCGAATATCCGAACTTCCGCGCCTCCCTCATCGTTTGTGTCCCCACCGTCAGTGGTGCAACAATGAGAACAGGCCTTCCCTCGTGTCTGACCACCTGATCGGCAAACTCCAGTTGCTGGATGGTCTTTCCGTTCCCGCACTCCTCAAACAGTGCTGCCCGACCCCTGCGCAGTGCCCACCGGGCAATATCCTTCTGCCACTCGAACATGTGGGCGTTCATGGTGGCTTTGTCTACCTCGAACCCGCAGGCCGGGGGGATATGTTGCTTCCCGGCGAGGAAGTCCGTGTAGCTCACCATTCCACCGTCACCTTGCCGCTCTCCGGCACCGCCACCCGCAGGAACATCGCCAGGTCCGTAAAACTGCTATAGTTAAACTCCATGCGGGCATGCTCCAGGATCAATCTCTTCCCGGATTCCTGAGCCGCAGGTTCTTCGGCGGGCGTCTCTGCGGCAGTCTGCTGTTCGGCGTTCGCCCACTCTGCAACCTTCCGGTGCCACAGTTCCAAATTCCCATTTCCGCGCGCAAACGGTGCCCCGGCGGCTTTTGCGGCGGCTCTTATGGTCGCGCTTGCCGCGCCCATTTCATCCGCCAGCCAGCTTGCAGTACCGCCAAAACTCTGCATGTTGCGGAGAAACTCGCGTTTCAGGTCCTCCGGCATTGCCTTGAACTCCGGCCACGGCATGGGCCGGGTGATGTTGTAGCTTTTCACTTCTCCATTTTTCTCCCTTCTTTGTTTCGCGGTCAGGTTGTCGCTGGGCAGCGTACACCCGCCGCGCTTTCGGCTGATATGCGCAAACGCGCCTCGCGCAGTGCGCTTTTTCTGCATGCAATCGTAGTCAAAGTCATTCATACCGGCTGATATACACCTCCGTCCGGGGGTTTTCCTTGTCGTACAGAACCCGGCTCCCGTCGTGCGACACGATGATGCTGCTGTTGTCATCCGCCAGGGTCCCGGCATACACCAGGATATCGTCGATGGCCTCCAGCAGGTTGGTTAAGTCCACCTTGCGCCGGGTGGGCATATAAAACAGGCACTTAACCTCCACCGGTTCTGCGATGGTCTCGCCGCCCTTGCAATGCCATGCGGCGGCCTGCTGGTATGCTTCATACTGCGCGGACGGAATGACCATCGGTGCACCATACCGCCCTCGCACAATGCGCTGGTGATTTTTCTTTGTCACCGGCGCGATGGGTATCACGATTTTTCGCACGTTTTCCCTCCTTAGTCAACTATCCTGCCAGTAGCCGGGAAGAATGTCGCCTCCACCATGCCGGTGGGGCCTCGCCGGTTTTTGTCCAGATAAAGCTGGAGCATCACCGGGTCCCACGGATTCCCGTCCGATTCCGTCGGCGGTCGGTGCAGTAGCGTCACGGTGTCCGCGTCCTGCTCGATTGCGCCGGATTCCCGTAGGTTTGCCATGGTGGCCCGGAAGCTCCCGCCCCGGTCGCTTGCGGCGGCGCGGTTCAGCTGGCACAGCACCACAACCGGGATTTTCAGCCGCATGGCAAGCATTTTCAGCGCCCGGCTGTTGCGTGTGGTCGCCTCGTACAGCGTCATGCGTTTGTTCTCAGGCTCCATCAGTCCCAGGTGGTCCAGGATAATCAGCCCCGGGCGCTCTTTGTAAGCCAGCGCTGTAACGTCGCCCATGTCCATGTTTGGCCGCTTGTTAAACAGCAGCGGGAGGTCGGCGCATTCCGCCGCACCCTGCGCAAACTTGGCATATTCGTCCTCATGGAGGGCCGCGCCGAAGATCAGCTTGCGCGAGGACATGCCCGCCGCATTTGCTGTGATTCTCGCGGCGCAGTCCTCCGGGTCCATCTCCAGGGAGATATACAGCACCTTCACGCCGTTCTGGGCGGCGCTGAGTGCGATTTGCATGGCCACAGCGGACTTGCCCACCGCTGGCCGGGCGGCGATGATATGCATACCGCCGTTGATGTACCCACCGCCCAGCATTTTATCGTAGCTTCTCAGCCCAGTGCGGCAAAATGGCCGCTCTTTTGCGGTGTAACCTTCGTCCACATGCGCCTTTAGCCCCGTAATGGCATCTGCGAGGCTCACCACGCGTTTTGTTGACGAAGCAAGGGTAGTAAGTTCACCAACCGTTTCGGAAACGCGCTGCAGGGCTTCCTGAGGTGCAATATCGGCAGCTCTCAATTCCTCTCCCAAATCACGCAGCCGACGGCCCAGAGATGCGTCCTTGACGCCCTGGACGTACTCGGGCAGGACGGCGGAAGATGAAACCACTTCCATGCACTGTATCAGGAGATCGTTCGTGACCCCATCGCATTCCCTGGCGGCTTCGTCCCGGACTGTCGCTGCATCCGCCGGTTCCCCGGCGTCGTTCCGGCGCTGTATGGCACGGAACACAGCGGCAAAGGCCGGGTGCAGAAAATCATCCGGGCGAAGCTCTGCGGCTTCCGGGTATGCCTCAGGGTCGATCAGCAGAGCGCCGATGGTGCTGTACTCGCATAGAAAAGCATCCATGTCAGCCCTCCACGATTTCCCACTTGCCGGTGTCGTGGTTGTACTTCCGAACCGGTTCGGCTGGTTTCGCCGGTGCTCCTCGCCCACGGTCCTGCTCCCTGGAAAGCCAGGCATTCACGAACCGGAGAATCCCGCGCCTTGTTTTGCGCTTTGCCGGGTTGGCATTGAGCCAGCCTTTCATGGCTCTGAGCTGTTGCATAACGTCAACAGCCGGGTAAAGGCTTCCCCATTCTGCAACCTGCTCTTGCGTAACGGGATAAATATCCCCATCATTCAGCGGAAGCTCGACGGCTGGTGGCGCATGAGTCGCTTGCGGCTCTGCGCAATAATCCCGAACGTAGTGAGGGATTATTATTTCTTTGTCTTTTTCTTCTGTCTTATGTCTTATGTTAGGCTTTTCTTTGCTTTCGTTTGATTTATTTTGCTTTTGTTTGCTTTCAGCGGCTTTATTGCCCCTGCCGCCCTTTGCCCCGTTCTCAGAGAGCCTGGCGGATTTTTGGGTGTCTCGGTCTATCGTGGACTTGAATACCGGAAACAGAATACCCTCTCGCCCGTCGAGTTTTGGATCGAGACCTGACCGCGCATATTCCAGTATGGCGATAAATAGTCTCCCTCGCTCGGCATCTGACAGGGCGGCTGTTTGCTCTATCCAGTCAAAATAGGCTTTGACATAGCAAGCACTCATGCCGTTTACTCCTTGTGCGGGATCACGAAAACGCCCACGTTGTGGTTTGTCAGGATTCTGACCAAATCTCCAGCCTCGTCCTCGGCCAGCCCGTCAATCTGGATTGCGTCGTTCTCGAGGGGGTCCGAAAAAATATCCTGGATGTCGTTTGCGTTATGGATAATCGCGTCAAATTTCATTGTTCTCCTCCATCTCCGCCTTTAGAACGGCAGGTCCCCGTCGTCCTCGATTTCGCAGAAATCTTCGGCGGGCGCGGTCTGTTTCTTGCTCTCCTGCTTGCCCTCCTGCTTGGAGTCACCGAAGTACATCCGGTCGGCCACCACTTCGGCGGTCTTACGCTTGTTGCCGTACTTGTCCTGCCAGTCGCGGACCTGCAAGCGGCCATCTACGATGGCCATGCGGCCCTTGGTGAAGTAGTTGGCGGCAAACTCTGCCGTCTTGCCCCATACCACCACGTCGACGAAATCGGTTTCCTTCTCGCCGTTCTGGGGCTTGAAGTCCCGGTCGCAGGCCAGGGTGAGGGAAGCGACGGAGGTGCCGGTCTGGGTGTGGCGCATCTCGGGGTCCCGGGTCAACCGGCCCATGATGATGATCTTGTTCAGCATTCCGCCACCTCCAGCCGCTCCATGTACTTCTCAATGTCGGCGGCCTTGAAGTACACCCGGGGATTGCCCCGGGCCACATGATAGCCCTGGAGCACCCCGTCACGCCGAAGCTCGTCCAGCATATCCGGGCTGATACTCAGCATCCGGGCCGTTTCCAGGCGGGTGTAAAGCATTTTCCTGTCCATTTCTTATCCTCCTAAGTACGATTTCCCAAATTCGCGGCGGAAGTCGTCCACCGTCCATCCCTGTTCACGCATGATGGTCAGCTGGCCATACCGGCGCAGTCTGCGCATCTGGTCGCCGTTCCGGTGCACGGCGGACTTCCCGTTCCTGTGGCACCTGTCGCCGCACAGCCACACCACCGCGCCGTATTTCTCGCTTTTGCCGCGGTAAGCACCCCCGAAAATGTGGTGACGCTCCAGCGGGTCCTGTGCGCCGTTCCTGCCGCACAGGAAGCATCTTCTTTCATTCATCGATATCGTACTCCGTCCCGTCCGATACAAACTCCGGGCATTCCGTGATTCTGTACGACGGTATTCGTCCGCACAGCAGCGGTGGCACTGCGGTCCATCCGGGGACTGGCTCAAAACGTTTTGACCAAGAGCACCCGCCGCATGCCTTGGCGCAGCCCCAGCACAATTGCGGCTTTTCAACTTCTGTAAAGATTGCATCCATGGGCCACCCAGCCTTCCAGCGCTTGCGGATTAAATCCGGGCTGATTCCGGTAATTATGGCCCAGTCACACTGGCAAACCCAGTTCGTGTTATACCCTGTCGCCTTGAGGGAGATGGGATATAGCGCTACCAGTTTTCCAAACCGCTGCCCGGATATGTCCTTGGTCCGGGGAAACGCGCGTTGTTTCATTTTGCGGCGCCCCACTCTCTGCCAAGTTGGCTGTCCATGAGCCGGATTTGCAGTTTCATGGAGTTTATTGCCTCCATAGCGGATTTGTACACCACTTCCGCACAGTCCCGCTCAAACCGCAGACCGGCTATCTGTGTGGACCCTCGGCAAATATCGGAGATAATCGTCACCGGCGTTCCCTTCTCGCGCTCCTCGAGGATGCGCCGTGCGAGGGCTATGCGGTAGGCTTTTTCAGCTTCCGCATATTTCTGCCCGCGCTTTTTCAGTTCCGCAATGGCCACATCCAGCATTCTGCTCTTGTTGCCGATTTCTGTAACCAAATCGTTCATGGGCGCTTCTCCGCTTTCAGGGCGGCCTTAATACAGGCAGCGCACAACTGTCGGCCAAGCCGCTTTTTGGAATATGTAACGATGTCCGGGACCTCCCAAAGCTCCCCGTTGCGTTTTGTGGTTGCCGTGATGTCTCCACCACAGTTCTCGCACTTAAAAGACTCTTGACGAGCGTCCAGTTCAGCAGATGAGATTTTGTCTGGGTCCTCGCCAGTGGGCAGCGCGAATGTGCGCAGCCACATATACTTAAAGGCGTAGGTCATGGCCTTGCCGCTCCCCTTGTCCTGGGTGTCTGCGCCGTCGCCGCAGGATGCGATTTCGATGGATTCCTCGGGGTTCTCCACGTTCACCATGCGGTACACCACGTCCACATGAGTGATGTTGCCTGTGCGGTTCGCAACCTGCGAAATCGGAAAAACAACCAGTTTGTGCTTCAGCATCTCGGCCCGCATGATGGAAGTGACCTTCTCCTCGCTCAGGGCCTTATAACTGGTGGAGCCGAACGATACATGGTCGTCTTTTGCAAGATATTGCACGTCCTGCATGATGGCCGCGATTTTCTCATAGATGTTCAATACTCATCCTCCTCTTCCAGAATTTTCAGGGGGCAATATGCCCCGGTCCCGCGCGTGTCCAGCAGATACTCGCCCGTCCGGCGGCACTGGTTGCGGGAGTATGTTTCCAGCAGAGGGCAGAGTTTGCAGGACATTTCGCCCTCCGGGAAATAAATATCTACCGTCGCCCTGATATAGCGGGCCACTCCGCTCTCGCGCATGGCTTACTCCGTGGGGACTTCCGCCCCGACGATCATGCGGTCGAGGTTGCACCCCTCGATCAGGTCGGCCAGGTACTCGCGCTCATCCCGCGAAAAATCGTGCAGGAACAGTCTCAGCAGGCCACGAACGCGCTGGCCGCACTTGTGGCACACCCGGTCATCACGATTTTTGAGACTGTGGCATACCGGGCACTCATCGGCCAGGTACTCGCTGGGATTGCCCATCTCAAAGCCGCAGCGGGGGCAGTAGAATGCCGTGCTGGGGCCGTATTCCGCAGATTCCTCATGCTCCACGCGCGGGGTATCAAACGCCGCGTGGCAGCAGTCGCAGACGTACATCATTCGTCCTCCTCGTCATCGTCCGGGATATCAACATAGCCCCACCGGCTATCCTTGGTTTTGCCCGTGTATGCCCGGTAGAATCCGCGCTTTGCGCTTGCGTGCTTAATGCCTACCAGATCTGCCAGCTCTTCCAAGCTGTCTGCCTGATGGATTGGCAGGCGGAATCTGTCCCGGGTGCAGTACTGATATACCCTCATTGCGCACCCCGATTCTTGATGCGGTCCTCCAGCAGGAGCCGCACACCCTGGCACAGGGTATACACCAGGTCGTTTTGCCAGATGTCGCGGGACATGGCCAGCCGGGTCATGCCGGTTTCGATGGCGTCCAGGGCTTCCACCATTTCGCCCCGCTTGGCTGGGTGCTTCGGGTCCTGCGCTACCATCTCACGGTGTGCGTCGTTGGCCTTAATCAGGGCCTGAATGTGTGTGCGCTGGTTGTCGATTGCGTCTGCGGCATCCTGGCAGAGTTGCCGGATACAGCTCCCGTCCTTGCGGGTGTCGGCGTAGGGGCACGTTCTGGGGCACGGTTTGCCAGACTCTACGCAAGCCCGCAGGGCGGTGGCGATATCGGCGGGTGATAGGCGTTTCCTCATCGCTCGTCCTCCCGGTCCATCCAGTCCACCAGCTTCAGCAGCCCGGAGACACAAGTCCCAACACCGATGAAGCAAAAGATCCATACGATAGTCATTACTCCGCCTCCATAATCTTTCCATTTCTCAGGGTGTGCCAAGTGTCCGGCTTGATAATCTCGCCATCAACCCGGGCCAGCTTGGCATCAACGATATCGCCAGAGTTGCCCCGCTCGGAAACCACGATCCAGTTCCCGAGTGTGCCTTTTGCGAGGCTATTTTGGCCCCACGCCACCGCAATGCACTGTTCCCCGATGGCGGACGCCCTGCCATCGCGACCTGTGACGGTAGCCGTGCCCCTCTCGCCAGAAGCGGCGGCGTTGCCACTCTCGCCAGAAGCGGCGGCGTTGCCACTCCGTCCAGAAGCGGCGGCGTTGCCCCTCACGCCAGAAGCGGCGGCGTTGCCACTCCAGCCAGAAGCGGCGGCGTTGCCCCTCGCGCCAGAAGCGGCGGCGTTGCCACTCTCGCCAGAAGCGGCGGCGTTGCCCCTCACGCCAGAAGCGGCGGCGTTGCCACTCCGTCCAGATGCATGATCTTCAGCGGATCCCTTGCACATCTCAAAGATGAACTGCGCCCCGGCCTTGATCACGGCATCCAGCACGATTTCCGAGACGATCTTGATTTTCTCGCCGCATACCTTGGAGTCTTCGCTGTTGCGCTGGCCGTTGTCATCGATCTCCACCTCGCAATAGCGAGAATCCGTTGGTGGGTAGTACCGGAACGTATCCAGCGGATTTTCACAGGCGTGGAATCCATTGCGGCACAGAGACGCTTCCGGCTCCTGATATTCTTTGCCTACCTCATACTGAAAACCACGGCATCTCAGGCGCTTGTCGAACCCCTTGAATGCTTTCAGCAGATTTCTGCGCTTGGCAACCCCCTTGTAAGCTTTCATCAGAGTTCCTCCCTTTCCTCAAGCCACTTGTCCACCAGTCGCTTGAAAATCATAAACACCCGACTCCGTCCGGTCTCGATGCACACACCGAACGGAAGTTTTTCAGCCTGAATCCCGTCGGAAAGTGTTTCTTTGGAGATTTTGACGCCGTTTTCCCGCAGATACTTTGCGGCCTCGTCGATTGTCATAGTTTTTACCATACTTTCCTCCTTGCAATTGCTTCGCGGGTGTGGTATAATACCCGTGAAGAATCCTTGCCAATGCTTCTCCGCCGCCCCGTCAGGTTGCCGCCTGGCGGGGCATTTTTGTTATTCAATCGGTTCCAGGCCCATCACCGCATCCGGGTACAGGGACCAGGAGCCATAGCGAGCCTTGCTGTGCTGAGCCGCAAAAAGCCAGTCGTTCAGCTCGATCTTCTTGGCGGTAAGCGCCGCGTCCTCTACTGCGTTCTCCGCAATATGGGATTCGATGTAAGCTTTTTGCTGTGCGAACACGCTGCAATCGGAGTTGTGTGAGATACGTGCGATCGGGCAGGCCAGCAGAATTACGACTGCTACGAAACCGGATACAACACCGATCACGAGTGTCCATCCGTAGGATTCGCTGCACTCAAGCACGAACGCCACCACGCAGACAACGACCAGAGCCACGCCCAGAATCATCCAATTTATCACTTATTTGTCCTCCTTTCTTACTTCTCCGCCGGTGCGGCGGCGTCCTGAATGGCCTGTACCGTACATCCGTACAGTTTGGCCAGCGCCTTGTGATACTTCCGCCCGGGTTTCCAGTCGCCCACCTCCCAGTGGGACAAACAGGACAGGTCAACATTCAGTTTCTTGCTGACCTGTGCCCGGGTTACTCCGGCATTCTCCCGGAGTTCTCTCAGCGTCAAATGCGTCTGCCTCCTCTCTAAATGTGTGAGCTTTCATTGACTGCGGCGGGGAAATGTGGTACCCTTTCGATAGCCCTTGTGGCAAAATCAAAGGAGGTGGCCTTTTGACCAAACTTTTGACCTTGCCCGTTCCAGACCGTGGGGACACGGCGTGATGCAAATGGGCTTTGCGGAACCCATCCCGCAAAAGTGAGCGGCACCCCCAAGAAGCACGGCTGTTTCATCGTGTACCTCTCGTAGAACCGGCAAGCGTCCACGCAGTGAAGCGTGTAAAAAAACGCAGCTTGCCACTGTCGGGTCATGCAGTGAAGCAGGTATCAAACTCACGCCGACGGTGCGGAAGGTTGCAAGGGTGTTCTGGTGAACAAATTTGGGGGAATACCGTCTGCGGAAACAGCCCGCAGGCGGTTTTTCTAT